CCCGAATGGCAGGCCCGGGCCGCCCAGGTACAACGCGACAGGCCTGATGAAGGTGCTCAACGGGGTCATGATGGAGATCGAGAGCATCATGACCAAGCAGGGGGTCGGGCAGGCCGATAAGGCGATTGCGGATGTGACGCGTGCGCCGCTCTCGACAAGGCTCGGGCAGAGGCAGGTACAGGCAGCAGCGCTACGCAAGCTGATCGTCGAGACGACGGACAATCCTGACGTCATCGTGCCTGACCTCAAGACCGGGCAGCCCGCGATGATGCCGCTCTCGCAGGCGCTCGATAATGCGAGGCTGATTCAGGACGCGAAGAGCGCACGTGCGATCGTGGCAGAGAGCGGTTCCCCGATCAAGGGGGCGTTCAGCCGGCTGACGTCGCTTGTGGTTGGGACGCTGCTCGAGAGGATTGTCAGACCGCAGGCACTGCCCGGACCGTTGGCGGTTGGCAGCGCTGCGATGGACATCGCCAAGGGGATGCGCAAGCCGGCGTTTGGCCGGGCGAGGAGGCAACTCACGCGCGGGGAGTTCTGGAGCAAGATCGGGCGGAACTTCACCAAGCTTGGCAGTGAGATGCGCGGAGACTGGTTCACGCCGCGGGATAGGCCAAGGACGCCTGCGGAACTTGACGCGATGCCGCTCAAGCAGGAATTGCTGGCGGGCAGGGATCAGTACGAGGACATCAAGTACGACTACTGGGATCTCGTGGACGAGAATGGCCAGATTGCGACAGAGGCCCTGCCGCCTGAGATCGCAGCATGGGTGAAGGAGTACGAGGCGAAGGCAGCATTCTTGAGAAGTGAGGCTGAGAAAGCCGGGGTGAACTTCGAGAAGCTGATGGGAGTAGAGGAGGCGACGGGGGCAGTGGCGGAGGCTGAGGCGGCACCCACATCGGTAGTGGAATCAGTACCTGTGGAACCGCCGCTTGCGTCAGCACCCACTGCTCCCCCGCGCGTGGAGCCAGAACCTGCTGCTGTCACATCTGCCCCTGCTGCCCCTGCTGCCCCTGCTGCTGCTGCTGCTGCTGATGCTACTGACGCTACTGCGCGTGTCGGGACTGCGACCCGCCCCGGGACGACGTCGGCCATGGACCGCGCCAACCTCGACACCGTGCTCAAGGGTGACTCGGAGACTGGCGCACCCGGCGCGTTTGACGACATCCATCGCACACTTGACTCAGTCCTGACCGAGGACGAGATCGCCAGCGGTCAGGTGGAAGTCGCGAGCGTTGGCCCGGCACTGCGGCGTGCCATAGTTCAGGCGAAGAGGATCGTCACAGAGACCAAGGCGCACATCGACGAGTGGGTCGCAAGCCGTTCTGCCGAGGCAAGCGATGCCATGATCTCCCCAAGCACGGCGGGCAACCCGACGCGAGTCGCGCAGGCAAGGGCCGCGATCAAGAACGAGGGTAGGCGTGTGGTTGCGGAACTTGAGGAGCACTACGCTCTTGAGGTGCTCACCGCGAAGGACCGCATCGCTATCATCGCCGAGCAGGAAGCCTCTGCGGCGGAGGCGATCAAGGCGGCAGACCGGGTGGCCAAACGGAACGAGGCGACGCGTGCGAGAGAGGACGCGAAACAGGCGAGGAAGGACGCGAAGGCGGCAGAGAAGGCAGCCAGACAGATCAAGGCCGAGGCGCCCCCGAAGCAGCTTGAGGAGGGTTCAGGTCCGAGCGACGGACTAGACGAGCCGAGCGGTCCTGCTCCGCTGCCACCATCACCGTCACCGGACAGGCCGTTGCTGCCCCCACCAGGTAATGAACCGCCAGTGCCGCCGGCACCACCGCCAAATGTCGAACCCACACCACCTACGCCGCCGCCGCCGGTTGCGCTGGCGCAAGCAGATGGTGGTGTTGCGTCAGTCATCCCTGCGGAACAGGCACCTAGGCTCCAAGCACCAGAACCTCCCTCCCCTGAGGCAGGGCCTACACCCGTTACGCCCACACCTGAGCCTCCTGCGCCTACGCCTCCTGCGCCTCCTGCGCCTCCTGTCAGCGTGGCGGAGACCGTCACGCCCGACACACCGCCAGTTGTGGGCACGAGCACCAACGCTCTGCCTGAGTCTACGCCGGGCGAACCTCCCGCGCCTCCGGTGGTTGCTGCTGTCGCGCCCGAGCCTCCGCCCGCTGCGCCAAGGCCTCAGCAGGTGATCGCCCCGGAGCTGATCGCTGCACGCGAGAGTGGCGGGATGCTGCCTGAGGATGCCATGTTCACCGGGCAGCCCGTCACGCTGCATGTCAGCCTGCTCACGAATGACACGGGCACGGGGTTGCAGCCTGTCGTGGGCAACACTGTCCTCGGCAACCAGTATGGCGAGGGCATCGTGCTCGGTCAGGGTGACGTAGCTTCCCTGAATGCAATGCGCGGCGGCAGGACGGCTAACGCAGTATCTGCGGTCGGCATCGTGGAGTTGAAGAACCCGCTCATCATCGAGGGTACTGTGGACCTCACCCCGCCCGCTGGCGGGGGCAATGCGGTCGTGAACGACATCATCCGTCGCATGCAGAAGAACGGGCACGATGGCATCGTCCTGCGCGATGCCACGAGAAGGTACGGCTCGACGACGACGCGGAGGTACGAGAACGTCGTCATCGTGAACGACCCGGCGAAGGTGCAGGTGCTCCGGACGATGGACGACCCGGAGGCACGAGCCAAGCTGCTCGCAGATGTGGATCGCGAGGAGGCACTGCTTAACGAAGAGAGGGCGCGGCGAGCAATCGAAGATCCTGATGCAGAGTGGCATGAGACTGAACCTGCTCGCCTGGAGAGAGCACAGCGTGAGGCGCGGCTTGCCCAGTTGGAGACGAAGAAGCGTCAGGGGCAACTCACGTCTGAGGAGGAAGCTGAGTACACCACGCTGGACAGTCAACTCAATCCTCCCCCACCTCCCCCTGACGCAGTCGATCTACTAGCACAAGAACGCACCCGGAGAGACGCGCTCGACGCAAAACGCAAGGATGGCACGATCGCGCCCGAGGAGGAACTCGAACGGGTGAACCTGTGGCGCAAGGTGAGCAAGCAGTCGCCGCTTGCTGCACCTCGCCCCAAGCCTGTCGAGCCTGCTCCCCCGCCTGTGCTTGAGACAGAAGCTACTGCCCCGGTCGCATCTGAGACTGAGGCTCCTATCCCTGTCACACCGGACGCGCCTACCGCGACCAAGTCTAAGGTCCTTGTCACGCAGAAAGTTCTGAATGCTCTTGAGTGGCTAAGTCTCGACCGATCCAACCCGTATGCCACCCAATATGCCACGCTAGAAGTGCCAGTGGGTGGCCGCAGCATGCGCGTCAACTTGTCGCGCTACCGCAAAGACGCCAAGTACGGAGGCGTACGCTATGTCTACCAGATCAGTACCGAGAGCGGATTGGTGCAAGGTGTACCGCAAGCACGCCTACGTGCAGAGATACTGAAGGCTGTGGAAGATGCTGTTCCGGTCGATGTGCCACGAGTCTCAGAGATGGAGCCGTGATGATGACTAGTTCGATCACGCCACTGGTACCTCGCCCCGAGACCTACGCCGAACTCATCTCGACCTTCGGCGACCCAAGCCAGTACGCTCGCACCGAGCATGGCATCGCGCCGCAATGGGAGTGCGCACACATGTACCGGCTGGCGCTGCCCAAGCCCTTGCCGCTCGCGTGGGATCGCAGCATCCTGGTTGGCCGGGTCACGGTGCATCAGCTCATCGCCCCGCTGCTCGAGAAGATCTACGCCGACATCGATGCGGCTGGACTGTGGGATGAACTGCGCGACTTCGGCGGGGCGTACAACTACCGCGCCAAGCGTGGGGCAGGGTCGGAACTCAGTCTCCATAGCTGGGGGATCGCGGTGGACCACGATGTCGCACGCAATCCGCTTGGCAGTGGGATGGGCGAGATGCACCCGAGCATCGTCGCCATCTTCGAGGTGCACGGCTTCGTCTGGGGCGGGAGGTTCAAGAGGCGGACCGACCCGATGCACTTCCAGTATGCTGCCGGGGTGCTGTAGGCGTTACTTCTCGAAGAACGTGCAGAACGCCGGGGTCAGCGGGCCGGCGTAAGCATCAAGCACGTTGTACTCGAAGTACTCGGCTGCGTCCTCGTGCGATGCCCCATCGCGCATCAGGATCTCGATGCACTTATCTGCGTCGTAGAGTGCTCGAATCTGCCGTCCATGCTCGTCGAACACTTCGACGTAGCCTACGAGCGCCTCCGCGAACCCATCCGCCAACACGATGTTCGGGTCGATCGCGGCGAGGATGTCGCGCTTGCGCTCGTGCATGTCTAGTTCAGGAATGCCAGTATTCACGATGCGACAGTCTACCACTCTTCCTGCACTTGCACACGTAGTCTGCCGGTTCGGGATCGACCGTATTCCAGCAGCGTTCCGCGTGAGGGTGCGGTTCCCCGCGCACGTCGGCAGCGATGCACTGGGAACAATGCTCGTGCCGGCGTACGGGGGAGTGGAGGTTCAGACCACGGTACTCGTCGGCCACCTCAGGATGTCGCATGTCAGTTGGCCTCAGACAGTTCGTGAACAGGTTCCTCCAGTCCGGGTTCGAGTTCGGACTCGGACTCGCTCTCCTCCTCGGGTGGCCCTTCCCCCTTCGCCTTCCTGCCCCAGTAGTCGAGTATCCCCTCGACGCAACTCCAGCACAGGCCGGGTTGCCGAGCGAACGGGTAGAACTCGTGCAGCCCCTTGCACACTTTGCCGTGCATACGATTCGAGCAGACGAGTGCCCCGGTGTCGCGGCGGAACCAGTGCAGATGCACCAGCCCGTCGAGCGCCCCGGAGGCGAGGCACGGTTCACAAAGCGGGCGCAGTCTGCCATCGCGCTTGTCCACCCAGAAGCCTGTACTCGCCCCGGCGAGGAGGAAGCACTCCTCAACCCCGAGCCAAGGGATCTCGGGCGGCAACAGCAGGGCGTCCGCGTGCTCGACCCAGCAGACCTTGATCCGCGCATTGGCTTCACGCATCTCGGGCAGCGGGTCGCTCGCGAGCAGGCCCCGGAGCATTCTCCCGAGCCTGCCCTTCACCGTCGGGCCGAGCCTCATGCTGTCCCACGTCCACGCGATGACCCGGTGCATGTAGACCTCCTCGACCCAGTGATTGCCGAGCGCGACATAGGCGGACGCGATGCCACTGATGTAGCGTTCCTCGTCCTCGGAGAGCACATGCTCCTGCCCAGGCAGGTGGGACAGGTGGTCGAACTTCTCAGTCATCGTCCCCTCCCCCGCCAATCGCGATGCTCGGGCCGCGCTTGGCCTCACGCACCACGACCGCAGTCCACTCCTTCGCCTCGCCGGTCGCCCGCGTGATGGCGCGTGCGATGAGGTCGGGATCGACGCCCTTGTTCACGAGGTACTTCGACATCTTCTCCTTGTCGAACCTGCCCGGCGAGCGCCCGTGCGTCACCCCGATGATGTACCCGTCGTACTCGACCGACTTCGCCCCGGCGAGGGTGAGTTCGACCCCGAGCTTCGCGGAGATCTCCTTCTTCTCCAGCTCGAGCAACTCCATCTCGCGCTTGATCTCGATCGCCCGCGCTGCCAGCGCCTTGAAGTCGTCGCGCAGCTCGGGGAACTCGTCGCAACCGGGAACCGTAACGGATGCCATGGTGCCTTCCCTCCGTTGGCCGAGCGTTATTGCTCGGATGTCTACAAGGAACGTAAACGCATAGCTATAAATTCCCGGATCACAAGTCCTCGTTCACGGTCGTGGACTTGGTCGTCTCGGTCGCGAGGGTGAACCGGGCGACGACCTGGACGACGAGGTACTCCCCCGGGCCGATGCGTCCGACGTCCGCCTTGTCGTCGAGGAGAGTGAGGATCTCCCCGCGCGGCATCCCGGTGACGTCCGCGAAGGCGCTCCGGGCGATAGCGAGGCGGTTGATGAGGTAGCGCTTGTTCTTGATCGGGGCTGGGTCGAACTGTTGGTTGTTGCTGCTGCCCGGCTTAGGCATTGCGGACCTCCTTCTTGATCACCGAGGCCAAGCGTACCACGTTCACCATCTTGAGCCACATCGTGGATGCGGACCCGCAGGTTGAGCAGGTGCCATCGGGCTTGAGCACGCGTTCCTCGCTGTTGCAGTCGAGGCAGATCGCTGCGATGTAGGTGCAGCGGTGGATCTTCGCCGGGATGATGGTCGAGCAGACGCGGCATCTCATTCTGAGTCGTCCTCCTCCTCCCCACCTACTAAGCAGGAGCAGACCTTGTATTTCACGTCAATCGAATGGAGCAAGTGAAGCACTGCATCTTGATCCCCAGAGCATCTCAGATCTTGCTCCAAGTTGCTCATTTCAGTCAGTGTGAATGCGGCAGTCTCGCCGCCACGCCTACGTAGCACGTACCTGCTCACTACGTCGTTGAGTTTGGACGCCAATCGCCCGGCATACTGCTCGCTCCCTGCCGCAACTATCCACATTCTCCGGTCACCGCACGGATCAGCCTCAGCCACGACTATGAAAATCTCCCCTCTCATTTCAAATCCCCCCAGTTGGAGCCCCACTTGCCTGACGCGGTGAAGCTCACCCCATTGCCTGCGACGGCGTTCGCCATCGCGTCCTCGATGTGCGATGCGACGAGTGGTCCTGCCCCGGTTTCGAACTCGAAGACCAACTCGTCATGGATGCTCATGAGAGGCTCGATGCGTACCCCGCGCTCCCACAGTTGAGGCAGGGCCTTGCGCCAGACATCGATCATCGCACGCTTCATGATGCCCGCGGCGGCGGACTGGATCGGCATGTTACCGGCCTGGCGCAGTGCCTCGGCGCGGATCTTGTCGTCCCCCGACCCCGCCCCCGCGAGATAGCGAGCGCGCCCGAACATGTCACGCACAGCCCCGGTGCGACGAGCCTCGGACTGCTTCTCGTCCATGTAGACGCCAACGCCTGGGTAGGCAGTCTTGAGGTAGGCATCGATGAGTTGCTGGCACTCGGCTTCGCTCCAGCGCTGACCTCGCAACTCCATCTGCTCGCGCAGACCCTTCGCTGACACGCCGTAAACAACCCCGAAGCCGATACTATTATGTACCGCATACCCCTGTAGCGCGTACAGGTGCTCCTCGGAGTCCACGGTCACGTCCACACACGGACCGAGGCCGTACTCCAGCACCGCCACCACAGCATCAGGTTCCAGGCCGTGGCGAGGCCGCTGCTGCTTGACCGGACGCAGCTTCGCCACCTTGCCTTGATGGCGCATGTAGGGGGCTAGTAACATGCCACTGCCCGCGAGCAGCGCCACGCGGTAATAGTAGTGCGAGTACGACCTGTTGTAGCACGGTTCCACATGAACTTGAGCGCCCAGTACGCGCAGCACGTATGCTACCTGCCCAGCCAGCACGGCGTCCTTCGTCGTGAAGAACAGCCGCGATGATGCGCCTACAGTACCACCCGTGTCGAACAGGCCCGCCAGAAATTGCAGTATCGCCGTCCGACCGGCATGAAGCACCCAGGTGGGTACGCGAAGGCACTTGCCGGTTGCATTGACCAATGACAGTGCAGCCAGCCATGCATGTGTGTGCCGGTGGTCTAGAGCTGCGCTACGGTTCTTTCGAATGACCGGCAGTCCAACGGCCTCGCAGGACGCTACCAGCACGTCCTGCCACTCCGAGTAAGGCAGTCCCGACGCGTCACTCTTGCCCAACTCACCGTGGCTCAGGCAGGTGTGGCGCGTAGTAATGCGTGCTCCGTCCCCTACGAACAGGCCGGCAAAATAGGCCATGGCATCCGTGGGTTGGATGTATGTAACCGGCGCGTAGGCGCTGACGCGCACAGGCACGAGATCGTACCCCGCGTTATCAGGCAGCATGCTCGTTTCGGGTACCGCCGCCAGCACATCGCCCCGCTCCAGTTCGATGGAACGAACCAGACGTCCATCAGTGAGGCTGAAGCGGTGTTCCTTGGAACACACCAACAGTCCCTGCTTGGTGATGACGCTAACGAGGGGTTTCTCGCCGCCATTGAATACGTGTGTCGCCCGTACTGGTCCGCCTCGCTCGTTCTTCAGGTAGAAGGGAGGCAACTCCGTAAAGACGTTCTCGGGGACAGGACGACCCGCCAATGTAGCCATCGACGTAAGCAACTCGTTGCCCCATACCACCGAGTCAGGGTGAACGCACTTCGCCGAACTTCGCTGGTTCTTCGTGACATCAGGCATCGGGACGCGGAACACGAGGCTCGCGGTGAGAGTGTGGATGTCGATCCCGTCACGGAAGACGCGCAAGAGGTTGGCGTCCTGCGACTCGCTGGCAAGAACGCGCATCTCGATCTGATCGTAGTCCCAACTCCCCAGTTCCATGCCGGGGGATGCGATGAAGCACTGGCGGATCTTCTTGCCTTCCTCACTGCGTGCAGGGATGTTCTGCAGGTTCACGTGTGCACTGCTCAACCTGCCCGTGTCTGTCCTAGTTGTTTTGATCTGGCTATGCACGCGCCATGACTGCCAACGAGAGGACCATCGCGCCAGTTCGCGCAGTCCAATGGCGTAGGTGCCCCGCAACTTAGAGGCCTGACGGTACGCGAGGATAGCCTCGAGCACGGCGAGGATGCGCGGGTCGTCCGCGTACCGAAGCTTCAAGGCTTCAAGCGTCCTGCTGTCCGTGCTCGGGCGGTCCGCCGCCTTGAGGGCGCGCTCGACCTTGCAGCCGAGATCATCGAACAGCAGCTTGGCCACCTGGTCCCCGCTCGCCGGGTTGACGTAGCGCCCGGCGAAGTGCTCGAGCGACACCTCAGCTGATGCCATGCGCGAGGCGAGATCGGTCGAGAGTTCCGCGAGCCGGGTGAGATCGACCGCCATGCCTGTCGCCTGCATCCGGTCCACGATGGGCAGGATCGCCGTGTCCATCGCGACGATCTCGCCGAGACCCTCGGACGCGATCTCCTCGGTGAGCGTGTGGTAGACCGACATCGTGACTGCGGCGTCGAGTGCCGAGTAGCGCTCCGCCTCAAGTGGGTCGATGTCGTCGAGTGTCGCTTTGGGCACGGTGCCATGCTGCGCCTCGACCGGGGCGCGAAGGTGCTCGGTGATGCTGTGCCAGCGCTCTGAGATGCCAGATGCACCCTCAAGCGCGGCACGGTAGAGTTCGCGAATGCGCCGCGCGATGGGTTGCGGGTTGTACTCGTGCCATGCGCCCTTGCGCCAGACGAGTTCGGGTTCGGGCAGCGGGAAGGCTAGGCCCGTGCCTGCGCAATCGAGGCAGCGCGTGAGGCGCATCTTCGTCTTGAGCGCTTTGAGCATCTCACCCGACCCGTAGCATCGAGGGCACTCCGAGTTCGGGTCGGCGAGGATGTGCGAGAGGTAGCGTCGGACATGCGCATCCTCGGCAGGGGCGATGAGTTCCGGGTAGGAGCGCATGTGCAGCCCGAGATGGCGCCACGCGAGTTGCTTCAGGCCCTGCGGCTCGACGCGCAGGTTGTACGCCATGACCATCGTGTCGATGAACGGGCAACCGAGAGACTCGAGGTCGATCCCCATGCCACGGAGGACGGCGAGATCATGCAGCGCGTTGTGGAGTACGACGAGAGGCTTGGCCACGCCGAGCCAGGCGCGGAACCCGTCGAGAGCGATAGCCCGGGCGCGGATGCAGTAGCCTGCGCCGGATTGCAGCGCGAAGGAGAGACTCCAGGGTTCGGTTGCACTGCCCTCGGTGTCGATCGCGACGGCGAGCCGGGCGCCTGACTCGGGGAGCGGCAGCTTGGGCAGCATGTCCGTACACGTGGTGAGCGCTGGAGAATACTGCACCCAGCCTAGGCGCGGGTTGATCTCCCCGGCTATCACGCGTGCGAGTTGCTTGATGTCATGCTGAGTGTGGCCGAGGAGGCTGGGCTGATGCAGTCCTGCGGCGGGATGCGTGACGGGCAGGAGAACCACATCAGGCAGGTACGGAAGCTTGACCCGGATCGGGATGCCATGCATCGTCTCCATGTCGGGGAGTTTGGCCTGAGGGACGCCCGACTCGGTGAGCACCCACCACGCCGCGAACCGCCCAAGCGCCCCGATGATGCGAGGTGATGTCGTGGTGATCTCGGCACGCAACTCGGCGGACCATTGCGCGATCTCCAGGGCAGTCGGGTCGGCATTGTTCGGGGGACGGCACTTGACGAGGTTCGTGACGCGCAGGGAGGCACGCTCGATTCCTTCCCACGCGAGGAACCGGTCGAGTTCCCTCCCCGCCGGCCCGACGAAGGGGCGGCCAGCACGATCCTCCCAGTAGCCTGGGGCCTCGCCGATCAACATGACGCGGGCAGGCTGAGGCCCGCACCCCGGGACGTAGCGACCGGCGGGGCGAGGGAGAGTGCTCGCGCTCATGCGCATGCGCGTGCTCGCGCTCGTGTTGTCAGCCCTGCGCGGCATGGGCACGGTCCACCTTGGTGAGTTCCGCGTCGAGTGCCTTGAGTGCCAAGGCAAGAATGCGCGGGTGGCGCACCGAGGCAGTGCCTGTCTCCCAGCGCGAGACTGTCGTGACAGTCGTGCCGAGGAATGCCGCGAGGTCGGACTGAGTCAGGTTGTGCCGCACGCGGACGCCCGAGACGTAGTGGCGGACGAGCGTTGCGTCGTCAGGCTGGGACGTGCTGGCGTTGGTGTCGGGTGCTGGCGGTGCTGGGGTAGTCTCTGGTTGCTTGGATGCCATGTGCGATTATCTCCAGTCTTTGGGTAGCGGGCCGGTGAACGTGAGTGCCTCGATGATAACGCTCACGAGCCAGCCGAATGCGAAGAGCCAGACAAGCCACGCGATGATGGCGAGAGGCGTGAGTGTGACGGTCTCAGAGCCGAGGCGGAAGCGGATGATCATGAATGCGTCCTCTTGGGCTTCCTCCTAGTGGCTTCGTCGCGCTCTAGGAATGCCATAACCCGCATGAGTTCCGTACCGATAGTACAACGAAAACCCCAGCTGCCGAGGCGGAGGTCCGGACCGGCCACGAAGCGGGCCGAACCACGCAGATACCTAGGGAGATCACCCAACGATCCACCACGCAATGCTCGATCACGATCACTCATCGCGTTTCTCCTCCGATGTGTAGTGCTGCTCTCGCCCGCTTGAGATCCTCCATGCAGGTGCAGGGTGCGATGCACGTGCCCTGTTGCGCCTTGTCGAATGCAGCGACGAAGGTCTGGTGCAAATCAAGTCTCTCACGCAGCTTCGCGATCGTGTGCTCCACCTCGCCGCACTCGTGAGTGCAGACACAGGAGCGAGCCGCTTCAAGTTCCCGGAGCAGACCGGCGTCAGTGACCGGGAGGATGCAACGAAAGCCGAAGTCGTCGAAGCGGAAGGCAGGGCGGTCACGGTACGAGATGCGCAACCTGTACGGGAGGTTGTACCACGAGCCACCACGAAGCACTTTCGTATCACTCATGTATCACCTCGACAGGGAGGATGCAGCGGAAGCCGATGAAGACGTACCTGCTGGAGGGATCCCCGTCGACGCGGTATGACACGCGGAGCCTCCTCGGATCGTTGTACCAGGAGCCGCCACGAAGCACCTTCACGTCACTCATCACATCACCTCGACACGAGCCCCACGAAGCATCCGCTCATTCATCGCACCACTCCCAGACGTTGCCCAGCACGTCCCAGAGGCCGTAGGGATTCGCCGGGTAGGCGCCTGGCACGGTCGTCTCGTGGGGCCCGCCGTCCCAGCAGTTCGCCATCTTCGGGTCGAACGTGTCGCCCCACCAGTAATTGGTGGTCGTGCCGGCGCGGGCAGCGGCCTCCCACTGAGCCTCGGTCGGCAATGCCAACCCGGCTTTCTTACAGAAGGCCATGGCGTCGTGCCACGAGACACATTCCACGGGCAGGTCATCGCCCTTGTGTTCGCTCGGATTGGTCTGCATGACCGCCCGCCACTGCGCTTGAGTCGTCGGCGTGGTGGCCATGTAGTAGGGTGCGTCACCGGGGATGAGCACGAGGATCATTCCGGACTCGACGTGCTGAATGGCGACGGGGACGCCGAGTCGCTCGGCGAGAGCCGTCTGCTCGGGGCTGATGTTGGTGGGATACCACTTCATGTCCTTGGTCGCGGGTCGCGTAGTCATAGGGCCTCCTTGGAATGGATGCCAGAGCGGCAGATGCGCCGCGCTGTGTTGGTTGATATTTCGATCGCATTTGATGCAATCGATGAGGGCTATGCAGCGAAAGCCGAAGTACGAATACCCAGAGTTTGGCGAGAACCAGCCACGGAGCAGCACTAGTGGCCGATCATCGACGAACGAGCATCCATGTAGTAACGCTCGTCTCATCGATCCCTCTCGCAGCCGCACGGCGTGTGTATGATTCGTCGGTCACTGTCTCGCGGCCAGTTGCCATCGACCTGCCGATAAGTCGGGTGTTCGCACCTTTGATGCTTATGTAGGGAATGCCCACAGTATGGGCACCTCCCGGCCATCAGTTCGATTGCGAGCCGTAGATTGCGGTTGCTCCTCTGCTCGCATCGTAGCGCGTGACGCAGCCCGGCCACGCGTTTGCGGAGACGCTCGATTGTGTCCAGCATCCGCCCTATCTCGCCGCACTCGTGAGTGCAGACGTAGGAGCGAGCCTCCTTCAGTTCGGCCTCTAGCTGCTGGATCTGATCGACTGGCGGCTCGTCGTAGGTGTAATCGTCACCGTCAATGGCGGAGACCGTGTAGGGCTCATCGAGGCTGAGTCTGGGCGCGAGTGGCAGAACGCACCGGAAGCCGTAGTCGTCGTACCTGATGGAAGGATCCCCGCCGCTGCGGCTCGACACGCGGAGCCTCCTCGGGTCGTAGTACCACGAGCCACCACGAAGCACCCGCGTCACCTCGACAGGGAGGATGCAGCGGAAGCCGAGGAAGTCGTACCTGTAGGAAGGACCCCTGAAGCCGCGGCTCGACACGCGGAGCCCCCCCGGAACGATGCTCCAGGAGCCACCACGAAGCACTCGAATGCTCATCGCGCCACCTCGATAGGGAGAATGCACCGGAAGCCGCTGTTGCCGCCCCCGTAGGAAGGATCCCAGAGGCTGCGGTACGACACGCGGAGCCACCCCGGATCGCTGCTCCAGGAGCCGCCCCGCAGCACCCGAAGCGCCCGCATCGTGGCCTCCCTCCAGAGGGCGATTTGCATCTCGTCCCCAACGATGTGCGCGGCGAATGTGGTCCAGCCCTCGTCAGGCATGAGCAGGATGACGCGGCAGTAGTTCTCCGCACAATCGTCGCTCGTCTCGATCTCGACACACGGATACTTGCTCCACAGCTGCTGATACTCAGGGAGATAGTCTTCGGTGTAGCCTGTGACTGCCCAGTATTTCTGCTTCAGATCGATTGCGACGAGGAGCGTGTGCTCATCGCGCTGAAGCACGTAGGCTGTTGCGGGTACGACCTCAGGATGCTCGGGTTGGGTGATGAGAGGGATTTCCTCACACGTTTCCATTACTCTGCGCCTCCTCGCGCAGTGTGTCGATCGCCGATTGCGGGACGCGGTAGCCCATCCCGCGCAGTTCGGTGAGCTTGTCTGCGGCCTCCTGCGCCGTGGCGAACAGGTAGTGTGCGCCATCGCACGGTAGCCCGATGTCCACGAGCGTGGCAATCGAGGCAAGGCTGTGCAGTTCGACTTGCCACCGCCCGTACTCCTGCCACTCGGCCTCAGTTGTCGGGTGCGCGTGTGGCGGCTCAGGCAGCGGCGAGGCGAATAGGCGGCGGCGGGCGGCGACGCTGACCGCGTACCCGGCTTGCGCTTGGTAGCAGTACACGTCGCACTGCCAGTTGTCAGAGGAGAAGCGGCAGTAGCTCATCGCCCTCGCCTCTTCCGGAACACGCGAGCGATCCACTCGTCGACGCAGACCGGCATCCACTCCCCACCGCAGCCCGCGTGGTAGCGCCGCGCGATCTCCACGACCTCGTTGATGCGGGGGTCCTCCTCTGACTTTGAACAGAACATCAGAGGCTCGACTGCATCGCAGCGACTACAGACGTCCACGCTGTCGATCGTGCCGTCCTTGGTGTGCAAATATCGTTCACTCGTTGCGGCATGCTCCCCCGGCCACACCTCTGGGATAGTAATCTCACGAGCGATGTGATCCTGCTCGTAGGTCAGTCTGTCCTTTCGGTTATTTCTCTTCATCACTCTGCTCCTCGGGTGTACGTCTCCTTGAGTTTTGTCGCAAGGATGTCCAGCAACCGTTCCAGTTGGCGGGTCGGGACTTCTTCTTTCATTCCGGCCAGACTGCCCGCAGCGATGCGTCGTCCCCGCCGTACCACCGCGAGAACGCTCGGAGGGATGCGGCCACCGCTCGATAGCGAGTCGCGTCCCTCGCGAGCCGTGTGCGCTCGTCGGTGGACAGGTACAGGATCGGGCTGTCTCTCTCGCCCGGATTGCCGCTGAGCTTGAGGTCCTCCTCTATCCTCTCCGCGACTATGTCTACCAGCACCGCAGCTCTGTCGATATTGTCAGTCTTCATTCAGGCCACCTTTCCGAGACGCTCACCGTCTCGCCCGAGACGTACCGGACGAGGAGCCACCGCGAACCATCCCACTGCTCGGGATGACAGCCCTGCTCCATCCAACAGGTGGGACAGGGGAACGGCTGACTAATCGCCCTGACAATGTGGTCCTGTTCGTAGGTCAGCCCACCCTCCGCCACGACGATGCACCGGTACGGCGAGATCCGCACGATGCGGGGCGGCGGCAGCGTCGGCGTCGGCGTCGTGGCACTCATCGCACCCCCGCCCCCGCTCGTCAGGCAGTCGTGCGCTGCCCGCGCTTGATCGCTCCGCCACGAGATGCAGGGATCGACCTTCGTCTCCTTGTGCGCCAGCGGCTGGCCGCAGTCGAGTCGGATCAGTTCTTCGGGGATTGCCCCCTCAGCTTCGACGCCTCTGCTGCTAGGCGAGACCTGTGTGCTGCCATGTCGTACTGCCTCCGCCTCTTGATCTCCTTCTCGAGCAGCCACCGCAGTACCTCGATCTGATGCCGGGTCATGGTGGACGGCGCCGCTGTGATCGATTCCAGCGCCATGAGCATCTGCACGAGCTGCCGTTGCGTCGGGACTTTCGCTCTCATTATCTTTCCCCTCCTGAATTGCCCGGTACCCACGGTCCGCCGGGCGCGGATGCTGCACGAGAGATATGACAGGAGCATCAGGCTGGGGCGAACCAACAGGCTGTACTAGCTCCTCGTCATACTGGGGCTCCGCGTCAGCGTCGCTTGGCCCCGTGGTAACCGCCGTGGAATCTGTTGCCGGGGCCGAAGGCAGTTCGGCGTGAGTCCCCGGAATACCACCAACACTCTGCAATCGTACCCAGTTCTCGTACCCCATCCACGCGATGCTGCCGGCCAGCGCGACGATGACACACGCTCCGAGATAGATCCATGCTGCTGCGACCTTGCTACCTGCATCCATGGCGCAACCTCCTCGCTCGCTTCTGCCTGGCGTTCTCGCGCCTCGCCTCGGCAGCAAGACACATCTTGCACCTTGCCGTCCCAAGCGTCACCCCACCGCGCACGACCGTGAACTCGGAGGCGTCCTTGATCGCGCCACACTGACGGCAGTGACGCTGATTGACCGGGGCACGATGCGACGTGATTGCCACTGCCATCCCTCCTATGTCAACGCAGAACGTAAACGCACCACTACAAATTCCCGTGTCATGCTCGTTCCTTCGTGACTGCTTCGACGATACTCGCGGCGATCCCCTTGCCGATGCCTTCGACTTCGCGCCATGCCGCCGCGCTGGCGTTGATCATCTCTCGGACCGACCGGAACTGCTCTGCTGCGGCGCGGGCGCGGGTCTCGCCAACTCCAGGAAGCTGCCCTGCGATGCGCTCGGCGAGGCTTGCGCGGCAGAACATCGTGCCCGCGCCGGTAGTTTTGGTGGCGAGGTGGCTGCGATGCTCGGCGAACTCCTTGCCGTTCCACCACCACCAGAGCGTTGCCACCCAGCGTGCAGTCTCCTCGCGAGAGGGAACAAAATGCGTGCGAATGCCTGACTTGACCGCGATGGTGAGGAACGACGCCTCGACCTCGCGGGCCATCCAGCGGCGCTCACCTAGGCTGAAGTCTTCCCAGATGTGGTGGTGAACGCGCGGGTTCCACTTGCGGCATTGCAGGATTCCGCTGGCCGGGCAGGCACGCCACTCACCTTCGACCACGAGCCAGATGTAGTCGTAGTCGCGCAAGAGGCCGGGAAGCTGATGCCCGGTGAACCGCCCATCGCGGATGCACGCGAGCACATCCGCGATGGACTTGATCTCGACCCCGACCTGCACGGGACGATCGTCCGGACCGTTGCCGAGCAGAGCCACATCCGCATACTCCAGTTCGAGTACCTGGACGAGCGACTCTGGCTTGATGTAGCGGCGCAGGTCGTCGCTACGCCGGGTGCGGCGGCCAGCATCATCCTCGCGCCGGTCCACCCAGACGGGACTGAGTGGAGGCGGCGCGGAGGAGACAGGTACCTGTGCGACGGCCTCAGTCGGCTTCCGGGTCGAACGAGGCATGAGTCACGCTCTCCGGTTCGCCGTCGTAGTGAGGCTCGTCGTCGTCGTTTGCCGCGAGACGCGACGGGCAGCAGTCGAAGCGGTCCAGACCCTTCAGTTCCGCGAGGGCCTTGGCGCAATCGATGGACTCGCGTTCGAGTGCCGCAGCGAGTTCGTTCGAGTACTTGCCCATGCAGTCCGCGCACAGTTCGTGCTCGGGATCGACACACTGATCGCAGCCGGTCAGACCGCAGCCGGCACAGTCGAGCGGGCAGTGGTACCCGTCCCACCCGCAGAGGGGGCAGGGACTGGGTTCGTTGCAGCGCTTGCCATTACCGCGTGTCATGTCAGTCCCCCTCTTCCCCGAAGTGCGCGTTGAGGATCTCGTTGAACTCCGCGAGCCCGGTGAGGATCGCTGCCTGGAACACGCGCAGGTCGTGGTGCAACTGCTTGAGGACCGGCATGGGTGCCTTGGGCGCAGTCTCGGTGATCGACTCGAGGATCTCCTCGACCTCAGGCTTCAGCTTGGGGGCCGGGTAGCGCGGCGCCGAGCTGTGTGCGGGGCAGTACTCGTGGCGCGGCCCGCGGCGGTGGAACACGACGCTGCACCCGCCGGCCTTGCACACGGTCGAACCATAGTCCTTCTTCGCTCTCGTCTTCTTCATCTCACTTCCTCCTCTCATTCCCAGTCTGTGGGCGATGTGTCTTCGAAGATCTCTGCCGCGACATAGGCGAAGGGCGAGAACGGCCCGCAGTCGAGCGGGTTGTCCTCGCGCGGACTGCCCATGCGCCATGCGACACCGTTGAGTTCGGGTCTGTGCCTGCTGTCGAGCACGCGAAGCCAGAAGTCATTCACCTTGTCACGCTCAGTCTGGAGCAGGGTCTGCACGAGGTAGCCCATCTTGTTGTAGCCAGCCCACTCGAACTTTCCCGTCCAGTTGTCAGCCTTGTACTCCTTGCGCATCTGGAGCAGGTGGATGACGTTCTTGTCGCAGTCGCGGTCCACGAGTGGCCGGCGAACAAGCTCAGCCATCTCAAGATTAGGCAACGTGCGCAAGTGTTGCGGGATCTGCACGGTCTTGCCGAAATGGCTGAGCAGCATGATCTCCCAGAGCGACGTGCTGTTGTCGATCACGATCGTGCGGACGCTCTTCGACTTGAGCGCCAACTCGTAGTTCGTGTAGAACTTGGCCATCGACTTGAGTGCCGCAGCTTTGACGACTTCCGGGTTGCGCTTGCCGATCTGTTGCGGGATGTTGATGATGCACTGCAACAGGGGCTTGGCATCCTGGAACTTGCACGCAACCCCGTCGAGGCCGATGTCGATGTTCATGATTGCGATCGGTCCTGGGGCGGAGAGAGCAAAATGCGATTTGCCCGACTTCTCTTGACCACACACCGCGAGAACGACGTTCTTGCGCGGCGGTTCGATCACTTCCCACTCCGGGCCGATCTCGAAAGGCTTGGGTGCTACCGTCATTCCATCCTCCAGCCCGCCGCGACCGCCTGCTTGACGAGCATGAACCAGTTATCATGAAGCTCCTCAGGCGTGAATTGCAGCGAGATCTCCCACGCTCGGGGCATCATCGGGCGGTAGTTGCCATTGCAGTGTGCGACGCGGATCGTGGCGGACTCGAGCCCCAGCATCCAGCAGTAAGCCTTGGTCTGGACGACCCAGCGCCACATGCCGAACTCGAGCGTGTCGTCCTCGACCCAGTCGTCACTGAGCAACTTGCCGTCGGGCGAGAGTTCACCCGAGGCCAGCGTGACGACACGGGAGTCGGACTTCCACGTGAACTTGTACTCCTCGAGCGAGGTGAGATCCTGAGACACGCCATCGGGCGTGCCGTAGATGAGATTGTGCCCGGTCGAGTCTGCGTGCTTGCGGCCCCAGGAGCCAGGCAGGGCGACCCCCGGCCCGGCGAGGGCGTGGCACTCGTAGCACCACGCGAACTCACCAGGCCGGAAGACGTTGCGGTCTGATGCCGCCATCGCATCCGCGATCACCCGCTCCCAGAGAAAGCCCGCTGAGGCGTAGAGTTCGAGATCGCTCTGGCCGGCCTTGCGCTGGCCGGCACTCCGCCCGAGGAGGGACTCGATCGCCACGACGAGAGCCATGACGTGAATGCCCGGGCTGCGCGGCTCGTCGCGGTCAAGCGAGTAGGCCTCGGATGCGACAGGGCGGAAGGGACGGCGTCGGATGATCATGGCCGGCTTGAGGCTAGCTCACCGAGACGACCTTCTTACGCGCGTCGTAGTTCCAGTTCTCAGTGAGGAAGTTCGCGTCCGCCGCGAGGCGCATGATCGCTGCCTTGTCCGCATCCTTGCGCAACTCGGTGAAGATCTCGGCCTGGAGATCCTTGATGGCGACGGGCGCGGACTTGCCGATGAGGATCGCGGTCACGACCTTGATGGCCTTGTCGCGGATCGCGGCCTCGGCGTCGCCCGGCTCGGACTCGTCGGTGCTGGCGCTGGCACCGGCGCCATCGGTGACGGCGGGCGGGGCAGATGGCGCGGGGGTGCTCGCGTTCGGCTTGCTCGGACTGGCCGACTTGACGACCGGCTTGCCGCCGCCTGGCAGCGAGACGATCTTGGTGGGCAGCAGGATCGACCCGGCACTGCCGTCGAGCTTGGTCGTGCCCGAAGCCTTGGTCTCGACGATGACCCGAGTGCCCTCAAGCACCGAGATGTCACCCTTGTCGAGCCGCGCCATCGGGAACCCGGCATCCTGGAGCGCGATGAAGAACTTGCCCGCGCCCGACTTGAGACTGAACCGGTACTCGCGCGACTCGTCGACCGACTCGACCGACTTGCCGTCGTTGCTCGCCTGTACGAACTTCGACTTGCCGACGTTGTAGAACTTCTGGTACTCCTGCCCGTCATCATCCTCGTAGGTCACCGTGAGCACGACCGAGGATCCGTACTGCTCGCTCTCACGTTCGCCAAACTCGAGCAGCTTGATCGTGACCTCGCCCTCGCTCAGGCCACCGGCGGTGAAGGTGCTGGGGTTGAAAGACGCGAAACTCATCTGTTTTGTCCTCCGGTTAGTGGGTTGGGATATTGACGTTCGCCATGCCTTCTGCGGAAATCTTGTGCTGCTTTACGTGGTAATGATAGGTCGAACTTGACTCAGAGTCAATAAAATTCCTCCTTGTGTTGAAATTTGCACGAATCGGTCAAGAGATTGTGGGGTTTCGGTGTTCTACGGTTCGAGCTTGCAGCAGTAGCACTCGAGTCCGTAGCGGGAGATGGTCTCCGGGTCGATCTCGATGAGAGATGGTTTGGTCGTGTGGAGGGTACAGATCTCGAGTGCGTGCCGGGTGCAGAGCACGATGCCGCCTTCATCCTGATACTGATAGAGGGTGGCGGTAGCGCAGTGGCATGGGGCGAGGGCGGCAGTCATGCGATGACCTCCATCACACTTTCGATGAACGCTTGGGCGAGCGGGGCGACGATGGCATTGCCATAACCGCGCAGCCTCATCACTCGTGCCTCCTGGCTTTCGTTTGCCGCCATGCGGAGATCGCCGCCATACACCACTCCTTGGGGTAGCCTTGCAACCAGCGGGAATGTGCCGGGTTCAACTGGCCGCGCGTTGCCGTCCCGGCAGGGGAGCCAGTCGCAGGGGAACCAGAATCCGCCAGTTGCACTGCAGGGGTCACCCAACTTGCGAGACTGGATTGCACTGTCTGCACCATCACCTGGAGGCTCGTGATCGCCTTGCAGCCCATCCGGTGTTTCATTGCCGTGTGCGCCTCGACGCTCTTGTTGTCGTCGTTCGCGACTGGCGTGGGCCAACCCGCCAGTGTCACCTGATCCTGGAGCGCATTCATCCTTCCCGGCTGCTTCCCCGCCTCGCTGTAGCGGGCTCGCCACGTACCCTTCGCGTCGTGCGCCTGTGGGGTGCTCCAACTCGCCAAGCTGGCATCTTCCTTCGTCGTCGTAGGCCGCCCAGTAGAGCCGCTGTCGGATGTGCGGGGCGCCGACGCTCGCCGCTGCAAGATCTGCCGCCCCGCAGGCGTAGCCTTCACGTTCCATGTCAGCGAAAACAGCGTCGAGCCAGCCGAGTCCAGCCTTCCGCGCAACCTGCTCTCCAATCGCGATTGCAGGGTGGCACTCGCTGATGAGCCGGTACATCTCGGGCCAGAGATGCCGAGTGTCAGTTGTTCCGGTCCTGCGCCCCGCCACGCTGAACGGCTGACAGGGGCAAGAGCCGGTCCAGATCGGGCAGTCGTCTGGCCATCCTGCGAGCCGCAGGGCGTACGACCATCCTCCGATGCCGGCGAAGAGATGGACTTGGGTAAATTCTCGAACGTCATCAGGCTGAACCTCCACGATTGATCTCTCGTCCACGTACCCGGGCGCGATGTGCCCCTGCGCGATCAACTCGCGCAGCCACGCCGCAGCACGAGGGTCGTTCTCGTTGTAGTAGGCATAGGATGCTGAACTCATCCCTTGCGTACCTCCTCGACAAGCGCACTGCTCGCCTCGGCTGCCTTGCGCTGTTCGGCTCGAGTTTCGAGCGCTACAGGTGCGGCAACAGGCGTCTGATCGAGCACGGCCTGTTCCTCCTCGACGCGCCGGGCCATGTCGCGAATGCGCCGGTTGTAATCGTCGTCGCTCACCGCGCGGGAGAGATAGTCGAGCACCTTGACCGCAGCGTTGCGTGCCGCGTCATGCGTGGGGAATCCGATCCACACCCCGGCGCCGGTGTGCTCGGCGCAAAAGCGGATGATGAGGATGCTTGGGTTGGCCGGCAGGAAGCCAACGTCGAGTCTGCGCTCACGCAACTGAGCGCGGGTCATGACAGGGAGCTTCTCTCCAGGTTTCGCGAGCATGTCAGGCAGTCCTCCGTTTCGGTTGCAGTTTTGCCGGCGGGTCCGGGATTGTCGCCGAGAACCTCACCGCGTCGAGAAAGCTCTGTGGGGCGAGATGACGGTAGGACTTCACCATCGCGGCAAAGAAGTCATCGACGACGAGCGTCTCGCACAAGTCATCGGCAGCGCGCATTCCCCGGCCCGACATCTGGACGAGTTCGAGCATCGCGAGGTATGGCGCGTACTCCCGGTCGGCTTTGACACGGGCCTGCATGACGGCAGCACGGGTGTCAGGCCATGGGACCTTGCCGATGATCTGGTACTCGCATGCTGAGTACGGGAAGTCGTAACCCGTGCCGAGGGACGGGGAGACGATCGCGCCACCGGATGGGCGAAGCTTGAACTCGCGCAGGACGCGTGCTGTAGTGCGCGGGTCGTGCGAGACGACATGCGGGCGGATCTCGTCGCTCAGGTGCGAGACGAGGAAGTTGCGCCGGGCGTACGAGAC